AACTAAACAAACAGTTGATTCTCTTTCAATAGAAATGATTCTTGATCTGTTCATCTACATTATACAATTCTATATTAACCAGAATACTTTTCTTCCTGGTTTCATAATACGAAAAGAGCATTTTTTTCATGCTCTAAAGTTAAATTAATTTTACTGTTTCATATTTCTCAAACGATACAATACACAATTTGTCATAACCGCCAAATATAAAGCCTCACTCATACCTTGTGTCTGTAAAGTCAACGGATTATTATCACGAATCATAAAGTCCATGCTGATGTTTGTTCTTTGCGATATTTTTAAAATCTTATCCACATTGATCTGTCCCTCATCCCAATACTTAGCAGTATTTCTCGTTACTTCCATATATTTGCCAAATTGAGTTTGCGAAAGCGAAAAAACAACTTCCCGTATAAAACGCATACGATCACCCATATCATTTTTTAAATTGTATTCAAAATTCTTAAATTTCGAACTTCTTTTAATATCTGTAAATAGTTCGGGATGAATCAATTTCATAATATCTTGAACCTGATTCCATGTTAAGCCTTCTAAATTAATGGGCTGATTATACATTTGATCAAAGAAAATCGAATCAATGGACTGATGATTATAATCTGCAAGAATAAGCACAATACGCGTTTGCGTACGATCCTCGGAATGAATTTGCCTTCTAAAATTACGCAAAGACATATGGGCTGCTTTGGCAACTTCTTCCTCTGAAATATTATTATCTTCAATAAATTGCACAATTTGTTTCATAAAAAAAACACCTCCACGTTAAACCTTTAATGGATATGTTTCCCTATGTCTCATTTTGTTTTATTTATATTCGTTTTGACTGCTTTTGTTGCTTACCGTTCTTCTTTGATTCTAGAATTTTTAGCTTCTATACATCAAAATTACATCACAAAAAAGGGGCCTAATCGGCCTCTTGTTTTTGTCGTTCTATATCTTCTCTGATCAGGTCTTTCAGATATCTGTTGACGCTCTCTATTGTGCCTAGATACTCCAGAATGTCTGTATCCTCCTTAGTCTTCTATTATTTCCATTAATACGTCCTTAGCGTCTTCGTCGCAATTGTGCTTGTATAGCCAGTTTGCTACTTCCTTTACTGTCATCATGTGTTCATTGTAATACAATTGATCCATCATGTCTTCCCTTAATCTCATTACTGCTTCTTCTCTAGTCATGTTACGCTTCCTCCTTTTTATTCGTTTCCTAAATTCATGATTCCTTCTAGTTCATATTTATATGAATTGTAGATTGTTAGGTCCCTTTCAAGTTGTTCGATTCTAGCGCAGGTTTGTTTTACACAGTTTGTGTTTCCTTTTTGTGCTTCCTGAACCAAGTCTTCTTTTTCTCGTTTTAGTGAGCGATTAATGCTTTCAATTTGCCATGTTGTTCTTTTTATTAATAGCTCTAATGGTTTTTCGATATCTGTTTTCATTGTGTTCTATCTCTCTTTCTTTTTACACGCACACTGTAATGTAATACAGTGCATAAAGCAAGCAAAAAAGCGAAAAATAAAGCAGAAAATAAAAAAGAAGGGAACGCTATTTTTCAAGCATTCCCTTGATCCGTTCCGATAGGTCTTTGACCTGTTCCTTTAGTGTAGCCACTTCCTTTTCCAGCTCGTTATGGCTTTCTAGTTTTTTGGCTAGACTGTCAACCTTTTTGTCCATCTGTTCTACCTTGTAATCCAGCAATGCCGAATGTTTGGAGTTGCTGGTCCAGGTTGCTAGGACTGAAGGTATTCCGACGCAAAGTCCGGATATGATAGCCACAATAATTGTATCAGTCATTATTCTTCCTCGTTTACTTCTGGCAAACCTGCTAGGCTTGTTAGAATCGAGCATACGCCTGCCACGACCGTTGTGCTTGCTGCGTACATCCAGTTAATGTCCGGAACGGCTGCGCCTACGGTGATAGAGGCTAGCGCTGTTTGAGCCATTGTCTTGATTGCTCGAACTCCTGCTGCTTCCCACCATGCTTTGTTTGTAAGTCTACTCATTCTCGTTACCTCCTATTATTAAAAAGGGCACGCCTCTGGCATGCCTTAAATCACCTATACTATTCTAGAAACCGTTTCTGATGCACTGATCAGAGTTCCGGCTGCTGATGTAACCCACGTTAGAGCGACCTTGTTTCCTGGTGCTGCTGGTGCTGCCTGGATAACAGCGGATACTGGAAGAGTGATCACGTTGTCTACTGCGGTTGTTGTTACTTGTGCTAAGGCTCCCGGGACTGCTGTTCCATTGGCATAAAGTTGCACTTGATTTGTTCCCGCTGCGGTTGCTGAAATCACGAAGCTTCCATCCACTTTATAGGTTCCAGGTTTTACGATCTCCAGAGCGTTTCCGTTTAGATTGACTCTGTTGTTTGTCCGAGTCTGAACGCTTCCTGGTGGGATCGTTGCGCCTGCTGCTAGTATTGCGCTTGTCGTGTTGACGACTTGGATCATGTTTCTACCTCTAGGCTACTGTAGCGCCTGTAGGGTAGTAAGTTCCGTATTGTGGGTAGTAAGGCGGATTTGTGTAATATCGTCCTAATTGGCTCAAGATGTTATGAGTTTGTACGCTGTTTGAAATTGCCTGCAAGCTTTGATCATATTGAGTTTTCAAGGCATCATATTTGTCTTGCATCATTTGAGTCTTTAAGTTGCAGCAGCATTGTTCCATCTGGTGAGATAGGTTGTTAATGCTTTCCTGTACTCCTCCAAAACCTTGGCATAAAGAACTATTTACATTGTTGAAGTCATTCATCATGGCCATCTGCGTTGTGTTTGCGTTTTGCATTTGGTTCACGTTCACCTGGTTGATTAGCTGCGCGTTTTCGTATGCGTTTGAGCAGATTCCGTTTGTGATTCCGTCTAGCTTACTAATAATAGCTTGTGTATCAAATCCGCGCTGAACCTCTGCTTGTGTGCCTTGCTGGTTGTTTCCCCAGGCTCCGCCGCCACCAAATCCAAAAATCAAAAAGAATAAAATTAGAATGATAATCCCGTTTCCTTCTAGAAAGCCATCTTTGTTTCCAGTTACAGAAGCGATATCAGATAATGATAAGTTGTCCATGTGTGTTCTCCTTTCTTATCTATCTTGATTTTGCAAAATCCTATTTTAGAAAGCCCTTGAACTGTTCAGCCATTTGTTTGGCTTGATCCAGTTGAGCCTGCGTAAATTTTCCGGAGGCCATCAGCTCATTTAGAAGTTGCTGCGGGTCTTGCGTCCCTAGCATCTTTTTAAATTGCTGAAATTGTTGCAGCATGTTTCCGTTTCCTCCAGGTCTATTTTGAAGTAGTGGATTCATGACGGTTGCCTCCTCTCGCGTTCTGTTCTACCTTTGAAAGCCATTCCTGGAATTCTGCCTTCGTGAGGTACTTGTCTTCCGGTTGATCTTCTTTCACTTCCTGGAAGCTATAAGCCTTGATCGTACAGAAGCCACTTGCGTCTGCTTGTTTCTGATAAAAAACGGGCTTGTTACTATCCATTAAAATCACGGACTGGTTCGGTCCTAGAGTGAAAGCTTTAGCACTTTCGATTCCGTTTACAAATTGAATCTGGTTCATTTGTTGGGTTGGTGCCTGCATCTGCGGCATCCCGAACTGCCCAGGTTGCGGCATGAAATTATTGAAATATGGTGTGTTCATTGTGTTCTACCTCTTTTCACCTATATTCTCTTATATTTTCATGTCTGGAACCGTCCCTCTTTTGTCCTTCTTTAGCTTGTAAAATCCGAAGGCCATATCAACCAAAAGGGCCCAGTAGTAGTCATTTAAATCTTTGACGGTTTCTTCGAATTCGTCTTTTGACATGCCTGCGTCCTGGTAGTGCCATTGCGAGTCTTGCGTTTTGCTTCTTAGCTGGTATACAACTTTTTTCTGTTTGTCGCTCAATCCTTGCTCCTCGATTAGAAAATGTGCAAAGTCTGGGCGTAGAGGTGTCTGGTATCTTCTATTTATTCTCCTGTTCATTGTGTTCTATTGCTGATCCTTTCTATTTAAATGTTCCGTATGGCTTTACGTTTACTCCTGCTGAATTTAATTCTCCGGCGGCCATCCATCGTCGTGTTCCGTCGCCACCAATCCAGCTGATCCACACGTAGCCTTCTCGACGAACGTACCCGTCATAGTTTACATGCTGCCCTTTGATATATGTTAGGTCTGTGTCTTGTCCTTTTAGGCTTGGCGCGCGTCTGATCTTGATTGTACAAGCCGGATAGAATGTAGCTTTTTCGTATACAAAGTCTGAAGGGATACCGTTTAGCACGGATGCTGATCCCGTAGAAGTCTGGCCTCCTTGATTGAATGGCACGTGACTTGAATCTGTCCAGTTTGCGAATGATCCTTTATTTAAAATCACAGTTCCGTCTGTTACGAATGCAAGGTCTGCGGACACGTTGTTTGGAAGGTGATAAGTGCCTTGTGCATTGCGGTCATAGCAGTGCGTAAATTTACCTTTTGCGACTTCCATGTGGCTGTGGTTTCCTGTAGCGTATCCCGTTGTCCCTTCGTCTCCGAATGTGTCACCTTGTTTGAAGTATTTTACTTTCTTGATATCCTCGATATAGTTGTCGTGAATAAACATAAATGTGGCAAAGTCGATCGTTCCGTCTCTAAATAGAACTTTCTTGTCTGATTCTAGGAATACGGCATTTCCGTTCTGTGCAGTGTCATAGGCTACTAGGTGGCAATCGCACGGTGCGATTGTTTCGTCAATCCCTGTGTCCTTTCCTGCATTGTCTAGAGCGTTAGTACCTAGATGTGTTCCTACGTTGTTTCCTTGAGTTACGTTCATGTACTCCATCGGAAAGCCTAAAAGCTGATATCCGCCTTTTGTAAGTTTTTGTCCTTTTCTCATATTTTGGACCTCCTTCTATTTATGAAAAAGAAGAAGCTTTTTTTGCTCCTCCTTATTTCCAGTGTTAGTATGTTTCTCCGGTGATTTCTTTATACTGATCAGCTGTGATGAATCCTTTTTCACAGAACTTTCTTACCTGCTTATCCGTATATAGTTTTAGATCATAAAATCTTTTGATTTTTTCAAACATAGACTATGCCTCGCTTTCTTCTAGAAGTGTATCTGTCATCATGGCCGTGTACATGACTTGTGCCTCAATCTTATCCTGTGCGGTTGCCTGTTGCTCCGGCTCTTTGATTGTTGGCTTTTCTGCTTCTGCAACCTCAATCACTTTACCTTCTACATATTTGTAGTTATATCTACCGTATTTATCAACTAATCCTTTTTCTAAATATTGACTTTGTGCGTGTGCGTATTTATCGCCTTGCCCTTGGTCAATTCCTGTCATTGTTTGAATTTCTTCTTGGGATAAGAAGATTTCTGAATTAATAGATGTGATGTATCCGTTTGATAAGGATACGTATACTTTATATTCGTTTTCCATAGCTCCTCCTAATAGATTTCTGCGTCAATAGCTAAATCATAAGCATTAAAGCTTCCTACTAAGTCGTTAATACCGGATGGGTTGCATAAAAAAGAAATAAATAGCTTTGAATTATCATTTGCAATAGCTTCTATACTTTTCATTGCGACAGATTTGTATTCTCTCGTGAATACAGTTTTAGTTACGTCCCCCACGATAGTAAAAGGCTTTCTAAAGTCAATGTTTTCGATATATGTATAAACATGGTTGTCTCTGCATACTCCAATAAGTCTATCCGTTGATAATCTTTTATAGTATCTACGGCACTTCACTAATTCACCTGCCGGATTTGGTGCAATAAATTCCGTAGCTACTTTGCCTTGCTCCAATTTCACCCATTTAAGAGTTATGCTAGTTCCTTGATTCAAAAAGATTGTAAATGTTTTTGTACTCTTATTTGTATGTACAACATTTAATCCTTGCTTCAATACAACTTGCGAATTATCATCTGCAACCATAGTTATCGTTCCACTTACTGATGTAACGTAGCATGATAATGTAGAATCACCTTCTGTTGCATTCTCTAAATGTTGGATAAATGTTCCGATATCTGTGTATTTGTCATTCTTTACAGTGATTCCTCCGCTTGTGCTTGGTGTTACTGTTACATTCCAAATCTTCCATCTGTCTACTGAATAACCTTGTTGTTCGTAGCTTGTAGCACCTCTTTGATTGATTTTAAAATCCGGATTAATTAATAAATTCGGATTACTGAATTTAGTTCCTAAATAATTTGCTAGTTGCGATAATAAACCTTTTTTTAATCCTGCACCATTGTGTACAGGCAATAAGCTATTATCAGTGAAACTAGGTAATGCGTCTAATTCCGTGACTTGTTTTCCTGACATGTTATTCCTCCTTAACTTTATATTTCCAATCCGTGCCGACTTTTCCACTTGCTACCTCGTAAGACCAATCGGCTAGGATTGTATTTCCTTTTTCATCTACTAAATCCTGAGCGCTTGTTGCGTTCAAATTCGTGGTAAAGTGATTATTCATCACCATTTGATTTAGATTATTATGTGATGTAGTAACCGCCTTTATCTTGGTTACGATCCAGTTAATAGCTGCCTTATCTTTAAAACCGAGCATAGGCTTTCACCTCCTATGCTGCGGACCACATTGCGTTCAGCTCGTCTGTCGTGATTGCTGTTAAATCGGTTGTCTTTACATATCCACTTAGATCAATGTCTGTGGTTCCGATTTTCTCGAACGTTCTTGAGTCTGCCATCCAGATATACTCATCATAGATGTCCTGCGTTCCGTGGCTGTGCGCTACTAAGTAAATAACACCGGTTGCTCCTGTAGCAGGTAATGAACTTACTTTGCTATATGAAATCTGTGTAATGTTACCAACCGCAGTACTGATCGCAGAACTTACTTGCGACGCTGTCTGATATCCACTGTCATTTGTAAGCTGCGAGGTTTTGGTTGGCGTGGTTACGTCTACAGCTTTGCTGGCGTCGGGTGTTAGTGTTGTTCCGTTAACCTTCACCGTTGTGATTGTGTTAACCTGAGCTCCTGGTGCAATGCCTGCTAATTTGTCTTTTTCTGCTGTAGTGTAATCATTTGTTGAAAGTACTTTCCCGCCTACGGCATCAACTTTCTTTGCTAATTCTGCTTTTGTCTTTTGGACCAGTAGGGTCGCCCCTGCCTTGTCCAGATATTCTGTAGCCATGTCTATACTCCTTCCCACAAGCTGTTAAGCTCGTCTAGTGAGATTGCCTTGATCTCGTCATTTTTTATTGCGCCTACTTCTTCCGCCGTATAGCTCGGCTTTGTTGGTTCTTTAGCCCATCCAGAAACTGTCGGGTCCTCTTCTTCCATAGCTCCTATGATTTCATTACCGTTTAGAGTTGGCTTGTTTTTCAGTTTGTTGTAGTCACTTGTTCCTGCGACGTATTGCTCTTTTAAATCAAACCCCAGGCTTTCGTTTTCCTCGGCTAGATTGATACTAAATTCATCTTTCATCATTCTATGATTTCCTTATATAAAACCGGAAAAACAGGACGAGTTAGAATTGGGGAAGCTATAACCGTTCCTTCTTCGGTGATAGCTCGAATTTGTACCTGATATCGTCCAGGTATAAATTGAAGTGTCTCTTCCTGGGTTAGCGTTACGGCCACAGTATTTTCCTCAATCACTAGGTCTTCCATTCTTTTTGTTAGAATAGTCCCGTTCTGTTCAATCGTTAAATATAGACTTGTTAGTTTCTCTAGCTCGAGTCCTGATGTGTGAATGACCAGAGTTGGTGTTGTCCCTTGTCTCATGATCTTACCTACTGAACCTGATACTTCCAGTCCGCAAATATATTTGTGCCCTCTTCGTCGGTTAGAGTGTTGTCCACGTCAACTTGAAGCTCTGTATAAATGTGATTGTCCAGAAGCATGTTTTCAAGGTTTAGAATGCGGCCAGCTAGTGCCGTTGCGACTTCACCCTGAAGTGTTTCTTCTAAAGATTCGAACCATTTTCTGAATTTCTCGCCGTTGGCGTATTGAGTGTCCTCATTTTCTTTCTGGATTCTTTCATAGAAACTTTGGAATTGATCGTATAGTTCTTGTGTTGGTACTCGCGTTAAAGTATCAACCGTTAGTCCGCAGTAGTTTTCGTCAAGTCTTACGTCTTGAATCATTTCTGGCGTGATTTCTCCAGCTGATGCCTTTAAAACTACAATCGCAATGATCAGCTCATATTGTTCTAGATTTCGAATAGGCGTAGGCATTGACTGCGTTCCTTCCTGATATACAAGACCGCATGAATTGCTAATCTTATCATATCGAATGGCCACGTAGTCGTATCTAGTGTAGTTCGTAGCGACGGTAGCTGTCAGGGTAGTTTCGTCTTTAGGCGAGTAAACGATACCACCTATTCCGTCGCTGGATGTCTTTAAAAAGGCGAGCCCGTTACTGACTGATATATTCATACCGCCGGCAATTTTTACTTTGAAGTCTTCACCGGTGATATTAAAAAGGCCAGGTGTTCTCCCGGCATGGAACATCCGCAGATCTTCTGCCAGATACTCCGTATTGTCTAAAGGGTATGCTGTCATGAGCCCCCTCCTTTCATTTTTGTTGCGCTTTCTTGAACCTCTACAAGTTCTAGTTCAAGAGTGACCTGCGTCTGTAAATTGCTTTCTTCTACAAACTTAAGGCCTGATATTCTTGCAAACGTAAATAAATTGAATCTAAAGCTTAGACACGGTATCACGTCTCCTAGGTCAAAGTCCTTTTGAAGGACGGCCTTCTTGTCGTCCGCATCAATTTCAAATTCAAATTTAGAAGAGCCTTTTCTAGCCTCTGCTAACTTATTGAGGCCCCTCTCTTTTAGCATGTTGTTATATTCTTCTTCCGTATAGGTTTGCTCATTGCCTGAGGCATCCTTATATGTAGACTGTAAATCTCGGGCATCCACATATAGCTCCATCCTTGGTTCGTCCTTTGTTCGAAGATCTACGATCACGCTTTTTCGGCCTGATCCAGATTCTTCTCCGTACACGTAAGCATAGTTTTTATACCCTGATATATCCTCGATAAAAGTCTGTGAGATTAGGTTTCCAAGTCTATCTGAAAACCTCAGCTTGTTCTTTGTTGATCCTGTGTAGATTTCGAAGTAATTCAGTGTAGTCCCTTTTAAAACTTCTTTGTATCCGTAGCCTACTAGCTGGCAGTATTTCTGAGCCATGGTCCTGAGTGTGTCGTATGTCGTGTCGGATGCGTTCTCAAGTTTTCCGGGAAGGCCTGTACTCTTTCCGATTACTATATCCAATCCGCGCTTGTTCTTTTCAAAATTACCGAGCAGTGATTGTTCCACGTTTCGAACGGTCAAAGTATAAAGGTTTATACGGTCCTCCAAATTGTCCATATGCCCAAGGACCACAATTTCTTTTGCGAGTCTTTCTACGGATTCTATAAAAAGAATCTCGTTTCTTTCCTTGCAAACGATCCGGTTCCATTTCTGTAGATACTTTGTATTGAAGTCCGTATATTCCACATGAATCTCGGCTTTTCCAGTTTCGTAATATTTTGGATTCCATTGCACGCTGGTTATGTTCTGGAGCGGTCCTTGTCGTTTCGCTTCTCTGTCGTAAACATAGTAGTGCATATTTATACTCCCGCCAGTACTTCTTCAAACCGTAGAAGTGCATCCAGACTTCCGGGGTTTTCCTCTGCTGTATAATTCAGTACGTTTTCTCCGGGTTGAATCTGAAAAAACTCAGAATCATAATCTGTCATCCAGAAAATGTTTTCTATTTTTCCGTTTCGTATCAAGTGGCAATATTGCTCGTTTGCAAAAGTACTTATTTCTAGCACGTCCCCTATATTCATTTCTAGGTCTGCTACTTGCCCGAAGGATATGTGCTCCTGAGTAAACACGTTTAGAATTTTCGGATTCTTCACTTTTGCCTCCGCTTTCATAGTCAAAAGAAAACCAGTATTTATACTCCCCCTATAGTCGACTGTTACCAGTGGACTTAGAATTTTTTCTGATATTTTCCAGGGCTCTGTATTTGAAAAAGAGCGAGGAAATTTAAAGAGCGACCTCAATCTCTGGAAGGTCACCTTTGTTTCCTTTGCACGTCTTGCGTATGGGAATGGAGCCCTCAATACAATCTGGAATTTTTGCCAGGTTTCATTGAGTGTAATGATTGGCGTCGTTTTAGGTTCAACCTTCCAGTATACGTCGACCCCAGCTCTTGTGTTGATATAACGCAGTGTTGCTGATACTCCAGGAAGGATCACAGCTAGAAGTTTTTTTCTAGTGTCTGCGTTGTATTTAAAGCGCCCCTCTAGGGTGATGTCCTTGGGCTCAATAGAAGCCCCAGACACCGTTGTCCCTATTTGATTTGAAACGCTTGATTCTGATAAAGTGATCTCATTTTTAGAGATTCCGTCTAGTGTTGTTAGTCGGATGCCTGAGGCCTCGGAAAACTCAACGGATTTCCCCAGGCTGTTTGTGTATATTACTGTTACGCCCATGCTAACCTCCTAACCATTCTTTCTGTTTCTTGCGCGATTTCACTAGGTCTTAGCTCTTTTGCAGAGTTGATAGTCTGATCTACTTGATAAACGACTGTATTGCCTAAGCCGCTTCCTAGGGCTCCAGGATTGCCTTCTAGGGCCAATCTTGAAGTTAGGCTGTCCATGTTAGCTGCTTCTAGTAAATCGCTAGACATGCGTCCCATAAAGGCCTTAGCCTTTGGCATAGCTCTTTCTACACCTAGAGTGATTCCGGCCGGAATCCATTTACCAATACGATCTGCGAATAGTCTTGAAGGCGACCCGATTCCTAGCGCTGACTTTACGCCGTCAATTAAGCCCTTAGCCATGTTGCTTAGCCACCCGGTCAAAGATCCCCAGGCTTCGCTTATACCTCTTCTAATTCCGCCTACGATATCAGATCCAATTGAAATCATTTGTCCAGGTATTCCTCTTACCTTGTTTACAATTCCATTAAAGAAATTCTGTCCTGCTTGAATTGCTTGCTGTACAAACTGACTTGCAAAACTTGCGGCATTGCTGATTGTATTTGATAGCCAGCCCCATACTTTACCAGGTAATTGTGAAATAAAGTTGATTGCGTTTGATACAAAGTCACGCCCTGCCTGAATCGCTTTCTGAATCATCTGACTTACCCATTCGGCTGTTTTGTTGATCGTGTTTAGTAGCCATGTCCAGATCTTGTCTGGTAGTTGTTTAAACCAATCCACTACTTTCGATATAAACTGCGGAATGTCTTGCGTCGCGAATTGTACAAGTCTTAGACCCCACTCTACGAACTTTCCTAGAATGTATCCTACGGCGTATCCGATCCAGTAAGGTATCGTTGTACCGAAAAACGTTTGAATGTTCGCCACAAGCGTTTGTACGCCGTTTGGAATGGTAACCGTAAAGAATTGAACTACTTGTGTAGCCAGGTTCTGTGCTGCGTCCACGAAACTTTGGCACGCCTCTAGAATCGTTACTGTAAAGAAGTTTACGATTCCATCTATGACTTGGCCAGTAGTTTCCTTTATGCCATTCCATAGATTGATCCAGAATTCTCTGAAGCTGTCGCTTGTATTCCAAAGATATACGAAGGCTGCTACTAGTGCTCCGATAGCTACGATCACAAGTGTGATAGGTCCACCAATCACAGCAAGTGCTGCGCTTAGTCCTTCTAGTCCTCCGCCGGCTAGTGTAAAGGCTTCGGCCATACTTGCAATCACGCCCGTTCCTGATGATGCGGCGTAGGCTAGGCCATCAATCAATCCAGAGCCTTGTGATACTAAATGTCCGAATGTCTTGATCTTCTTTCCAGCGTCACCGATTGTTTTAGCTATATCGCTTACCGCTTTGATTCCCTTCCATGCTGCAAAGGCTCCGGCTACAGCGGCAATCAATGGAGCTAATTCTTTTAGCTTTTCTCCTAGCTCTTTTGCTATGTCTATAATTGCAGGTAATTTTTCAATGAAGGCAGCTGCAAACTCTCCGACTTTTTCTACGACCTGAGGCAGAATTTCTTTGATCCTGTCTAGTGCGTCTTTGATAAAGTTCAGCGAGTCTCCTGGGTCTAGTTTTTCTTTGACTGTGTCTTTTACTTTGTTCCAGGCTTCTTGAATCTTTTCTGCTGCTGCTTTGATTGCTTCCGCTGTTGGCGCGAAGAAATCCTTAACGGCATTCAGCGCTTTCGGTAGTTCTGCGGCAATCCAATTCAGGGCGTTTCTGATTACTGATCCAAAGCCAGCAATCATTCCTTGAATATTGGGTAGGCCACTATCTGTTAAAAAATTGTTTAAGGCCTCGATAATGTTAGCTATACCGATTGCGATACGTGCCGACATATTTGAAAAGCTTGTTGCAAAGCTTCCGGCCATTTCCTTGGCTTTTCCTGCTACAGCCGGGAAGGATTCAGTTCCGTTTTCTAGTGCATCCATCAGTACGTCATTAAATTCCTGCGCACTGATTTCTCCTTTCGAGAATGCATCCGAAACTTCTCCCATACTCTTTCCCGTCTTCTCTGCGAAAATCTTTAAAACGGGAATTCCTGCGTCAGTTAAACGTTGCCATTGATCTGCAGATATTTTTCCACTGGCGTTCATCTTTGCGATTGCGTCTACTGTATTGGCTAAGGTTTCATTGGTTCCGTCCCCATAAAAAGAAACGGCATCCATCATGTCCTTTACCATTCGAGTAGATTTGTCTAAGCCTAGTCCTGATGTGGCCAGCTTTTGAGTCGAACTCGAGGCAGTGTCTAATCCGTATGCCGTATCGGATACCGCGTCACTTAGTTCGTTTACAACCTTCGCAGCTTTTTTGCTGCTTCCTGCTAAAACTCCTATAACTTGTTTAGCTTTTTGCATGGCATCTAATCGGGCGGTTGCTTTTCCGATTGATCCAGATATTAAGTCCCAACCTTTGCTGGCGGCTTTGAATACCGTTGCGCCCACGAAGGTTGACTTCACTTTGTCCGCGAAGCTTTCCGCACTTTTATGCGCTCCGCTAAGGCCGCTTTTGTACTCGCTGTCGTCAAGTCCTAGTTTGACTTTAATTGTTCCATTAGCTCCTGATGCCATTTTTCAACCTCCTAGGTTTCTAATCTGGCCAGAAGTTCTGATTCTATTTCTTGCGGTGTTCTTTCCTTTTCTGGTCCTTTGTCCTCAGGCAGGCGGTAGTACTTTTCTAGGCGCTGCGCGCGACTCTTCTCCTCTCCTTTTAGATTTGAAGTATCTCTGGTTCTGTATCCAATAACGCGTATGATCATGGTGTCGTCACTTAGAGCATTAAAAAGCGCCTTAAACTCGAACCAATGAAGTTTGGCGTCTAAAAGGTTTATGTTGTATTGCTGTCTAAACGCTGCATATATAAGGTCCATATCGTATTCGAATCGATAGCCTTGTCGTCCGTTTGTCTTGGCATAAGATTCTTTAGGCTTTTTGTTGCAAAAATAAAAGCCCATTATTGCATCCCATAGGTCTTTCGAATCGCCTTTAAAAGCGAACGGGTTGATTCCTATTAGATCACAAATAACGGGCAGCTTCAGTTCCTCTGGTATTGCGTTATCTTGTATAACGCTGTCAACTCGGACCCAGCTTCTAAAGTCTGCATAGATAGGGAGAATCGTTCCGTTAGCGTCTATGCTTTCCGGAAGATCTTCTCTCTTTAGCCACAGCATTTCTTCCTCCATATCGTTTGTCTGCGTATTCTAATGTCCTGTTAAATTTGTCCATAGATTCGCAAAGCTTGTCGATTTTGTCCAGGTTCTTCTTTTCTTCTTCCGCGACTTTTGCCTGTTGATCTTTTAAAAATTCATCCTGGAAGATGCTGTGCAACGTGAAGCAAAGTTCAAACTGTGCCGAGCTTCCTTCGTATCCTTTGAATAGTGTCTCAAAGGCTCCATCTCCTAGAATCTTATCAATCAAAGCAGGGCAGTCTTCTAGCGATTCTTTTCCGAATTTGCTAAGTGCATTCTGTTCAGTCGCCCAATTTTCTAGGGCTTCAATCTTAGAAGTGTCCTTTACATCGACTCTGAATCTGTGTCCGTCGATTTCGATATCTTTAAATAATTGCTTTTGTAACTTTAGTTCCATGATGTCCTCCTTATGTTGTTAAGTGCTTTACTCTGTGGCGCTGTCTGCGGTGAATGTTTTCGTCTTAATGTTAAACGTTCCCTTTACCTGATCGCCTTGTTGTGCGAATGTTCCAGAGCACATTAGTTTGCCTCCGGCCTCTCCGCTGCCTGGGTTATCTGGTTGCACTTCGTAGATTCTTTGATATGCTACAAAGTCCCCAGATTTGGCTGTTTTCTCGTTCCATGTTTCCACTTCGATCTCTTCAAAAGTAGAACCGACTCTCTGTTCTTTACCTTGCAAGTATACCCAGTAGTTAAATGCGTCTCCTGGATATGCTCGGCCCTCGTAGGATACGGTAGGCGCGTAGCCTGTAACCTGGCTTTGGCTTCCGGCTTCTCCGATATATTGCACCCCGTCATCTGTTGTAGCGTTCAAGGCTTGCTCCCAGTTTGTCAATCCCTTGTTGGCTAGAACGTAGCTTTCCGAGCCTGTGAATTTGACGTAATGTAGGTTGTCTTCGACCTTTAGTTCTCTATTAGGCAGTTCTGTTGTCATCATTCAAACCTTCCCTTCTTTTCGTAGGTTAATGTCATAGAGCAGTAGAAAGTTGAAAGCGCGGCCTCTTCTCCTGTGTAGTCTGAAGGTAGCGTTGTGAGTGCGACCTCTTGCGGTGTTGCTTCGTCCAGTGCTAGATTTGGGAAACCTTGCGCCTCTTCTTCCGCGAGTGCCTGTACCAGTGCATACAGAATTCGGGATAGGTCCAGGCGTGCTTTCGTGTCCTTTCTGCTTGCTTGAATATAAATTTCAAAAGGGTATGTAGCTCTATAGCCACCACCCAGATAGTGTTCTATTTCTTCCGTGTAGCCACTACTTTTGAAAAGTAAGGCGGTGTGCTTGGAGTCATTGAAGTACTCCAGGCACCACGGTATGTTGTTGATATTGATTGAAGAAAAAAAGCTATACAGTCCGTCTTCAATCTGTTTTACGTCTTCCAGCTTTATGATCTTCTTTTCACTCATCTGAATTCCTCCTTAAAAAACTTTTTAGCGCCTTCCATCCAGGCAGTCTTTCTGGCTTTCAAAGTCTTAGGCCACCACTCCGAACCTCCTTGTCTATAGCTCAAATTTCGAGTTGTATAGACTTTTGTTTCTCCGTGTTTAGCCCATGGACTGTGACTATGGGTTCCGATCATCACTCTTCCTGTATGTTGGAAGTGTGCGTATGGTGTGTCCCATATGATCCAATCGTTATCCTGTGCCGCCCATCTTAAAGCTGATGTTCTCAGCGTTCCTTTTCCGATAGGCACGTTTTTGTTCGTGTCTTGAACGATAAGCTGCTTTAGCTTCAATCTAGATCGGCGGAGCGCTTTGGTTCCTCTGGCCTGTAGCTGTGCCACCGGGATATCAACTATAACTTTTAGATGATACTCACTCACATGTTACCTCTATGAATTCCGGCGTATTTCTCAAGGGATTTAGAATATTCACATTTGTGATCTCGTAAATGTCGCCGTGTACTTCGATACGGTCCCCGGTTCTAATTGTGAATTGAGTGTCTGGCGTCTTAAATTCTGAAGGGGGAACTAGAACCTTGTCCGCCTTATAATCGTTCACGTCTATCGTTATGAGGATCGTATCGGAATTACTGGCACCCGTCTGTCCATAAGTCCGGGCTTTTGTCTTGGAAACCTTTACGTGTTGGACCGTTACTGTTGACGTAGTTTCTTCCAGGTTTTCTTCTCCTAGAATGTTCATGACTTTTATTGTGTGCGGCCTAAGCCATCTCGGGCTTTTCACCATACCGCCTGGCAGGCTAGTCCTGCTTTGAGTAATTGGTAGTCAAGTTCGGATATTGCTAGGCTGGATAAGGGTATGTCATGGAACCTTATCGTTTTTGCATTATCTACGGAATACGAGAAACCGCTTGTGGTTGCGCCTATGAAGTTCATATCGCTAGAACCTACGAAGCAATCCATGCCGCCATGTGCTTCTATGAAGTCAATCTGGTACAGGACTACTTTTTTTAGGTCCATGTCGTAATCTCCCAAAGCCTGAACTTTCCAGTATGGAATCTTCTCTCGAATGTAGGATTCTAGAAGGCTTTCGGTTCTTGGTTCTATTTGTGAGTACTCCACTTCATCTAGTAGCGTTCCACCTAAGGCTGTGTATTCCTCAAAGCTTAGGATCATGCTTTATCTCCTATTTATCTTCTCGCGCTGCTGCGACAGGAGCTACTTGTACATTACGGAATACACCGGCTTTAGTTGTATCTTTTGAAACGATAGAAGCAATCATTTCTACTTCACCTTTTTTAACAGCCCCTGGTTCGCTTAAGTTTGGCATGTATTGGTGGATAATTTTTTGTCCTTGTGGACTTACTGCGTGTACGGCATCCAATCCGAATTTTGCAGCGTAAATGCTTGTTGTTCCTGTTGAGTCGTCGATAGGTACACACATTACAGATTTAGTTCCGTTGTAGTATTCTCCCATGTCAACGATTGCGATTCCGTCGTAGTTGTCTACGCCTTGGCCGAAGCTGTTCTCTGATCTTGTGTAGTATCCTTGCATTTTAGCGATTGTTTTTAAAACAGTTGCTGTCTTGCGGTTTACTAATAAAGCGTCTGGTTTTACAGAGAAAGTTGATAGCCAAGAATCCAACGCAAAAGTGAAGGCATCTGCGTTTTCCTTGATCTTTGCTGCTGTCGACAAATCAAAGGCTGCATCTGCGTTTTTCTCTTCCGTATTTGTTCCCTTTACTAATACATCCAAACCGTCAAAGCTTGTGTTATCTGTTGCAGCAGTTCCTTTGGCTGTTGACTTTCCGTTAATGAAGTCATAGTGGAATTTGTTCTTTACTGCAATGATTTTCTGAGCTAACTGGAATGCGATTTCTGAGCTTGCTGCCGTATCTTCTAATACACGGTCTACTTCGTAGGCTCCACCGAAGATTTTTAAGTTTGTAGTTTTCTGAGTCTTTACTGCTTCTCCTGCTGTGTATTCGCTATTCAATTTACGACCTTCAGCCACGGATGGCGTTTTTAATTGTAAATAGCCATAAGTTAATGTTGAGCCACCAGTTCCTGGTGATACTGCGTTATCGAAAGTTAAACGATCCAAAATAAAAGAGTCCCTACGGAACTCATCAATGACCTGCTGGTCTACGTGATCGGCTAAACCGACTTTTGATTGCTCTAATGTAATTGGCATCTTTTAGTTCCTCCTATTTTTTGTAGTATTCTGAAATTGCGCCGGCTAGAGTTGTTGGTGCCTCTGGTTTCGGACTTCCTCCGTGATCCCCATCAAGTTTTACATCGTCACCCTTTGGCTTTGTTGTTGGCTCTGCCGCCTTAAATAAGAAGCTGTCCTCTTTCTTGATAGCTTCGATTTGTTCGTCAAGTCCTGTTAATTTTCCGTCTTTATCAAACTTGATCTTGTCTTTATCTAGTAACCCCATCAAGGCCTTTTCAGATAAGGTTCCAGATTTCGCGATAGCTAAACGAATTGCGCTGTCACGTTTTGTTTCTTCCAAGTCATGATCGTATTTTGTTTTCCAGTCGTTGACGTCTTTTTGTAGTTGTTTTACGTCTACTCCGTCAAAATCCTTGACGCTTTGTGTAAGCTCTTGAATGCGCGTTTCTTTGGCTTGCATGTCGCTCTCGTATTTTGCTTTCGAGACGTATTCTCCTGAGGCAAGGTTTGCTAGTTTTACGGTTTTATTTCCTTCTAGCTTAGCTGCAACCTGTGCATACAATTCTTCCCCTAAGATTTCTTTTAAAAACTCCATTTTTGTCCTCCTGCGTTTTTTATATCTGGTTCACTCCAGTATCGAGTCCGGCCTTTTATATCCCGTACCGAGGGGTATTCAAGCCTTTTATATGCCGTGCTTAGGGCATAATAAAAACCGCGCCATTTCTAGCACGGTTCTTGTCCTTATTTAGTTGTGTTCTATAATACTTCCGCAATTCCTTTTGCAAGTTTTGCGGCTTTCTGCATCAAGCTGTTTTCTTCTAGGTATTCTAGTCCCTTCAGGGTTATTCGGATACCCTCTAGCCCCTCAATGCTTGGTGTTGGGTCTCCTATGTATTGGATCACCTGGAAGCCCTCAACGTATCCATTTTTCAGTAGCATGCCTAGAAGTGCTTTTCTCTTTGGTTCTGTGATGCCTAGGTTATCCACTGAAAGTCTTCGGATGTCTACGACCTCATAGTCCATTGATTTCTGCAGAATTGATAGAATTTTGTATATCGTTCTGAAGTCTTCCGACATGTTTTGCCTCCGTTATTTAATGGCACCCGTATCAAATAGAAAATTCAATTCGTCGATTGATAAAACATGAAAAGGGTTGACTCTGGTGTCGTCTACAGTCCAGTCGTCTTCTATCTCTACTGGTGCTTTTTCTCTAGGGTCAAACCCGAGCTTTTTAATAATGCTTTCAAGTGTGATCATTTGCTATTACCTCCAATTTAATTCCTGCGTTCTCTAGCCTTTTGAGAATCCTTTCTAGATTCTTTTTATCTAGAATGACCTCTCCGTTTTCATTATAGATACTTTTTTCTAAAGTATCAAGGTTGGAGTCTATCTGGTGATAGTCTAACTTTTTATCTGGGTCAACTGTGTATTTGTATATAATCCCGCTGTGTCCTACAACAATTCCGTATTTGTATCTTTTAGCATTGTTCAGGTCACTTAAACTCGGCGCTCCGCTTTCTGGGTGGTTGTGTAGCGCTATGACCTGGCCTATATTGTTTAGCACCATTTCTTTCATCTTTGTTGTAGGGTAAGTCTTTTTCTTTAGCTGTGAACTCGTGTTTCTTAGCACTTGCCCTGTTTTAGGATTGATAAATGCCAGATCTTCTCCCAGTGTTCCTTGTCTGTGGTTCAGCGCCCTCACTGCTTCTCGTGCGACCTTTGTGATCGTCCTTTTATCTTCTTTCAAAAATCCAAAGCTTTTTCTATACTCGTTTGAGTTTATATAGCTTCTGTCAATTGTTGTTTTTCTGTTTATTGACCTTCGGCTTTCCTCGTTATGCGTCTCTTTATAGTCCAGCTGTTTCCTCGGTATTCTTACAGGCTTGTAAGGTCTGCCTTTTGTGCCTCCGATTTTCTCGGCTGAGTAGTCTCTCTTTAATCGGCCCTTAGAAGCGTCCACAAGCTCCTTCAGTCTCATCTTGTTGTATTTATACCAGTAATCTTCTTTCGTCGTATCTAGCCCTGCTGCGGCCTTCACACGTCGTTCTCTGTCCCACTTTCTCATGTTTCTTTCGTAGGACCTTTGCTTTTGCTCCATCTGGTATATTCTTTCATTTTCTCTTGGATTTACAGGCTTGTTGTAATCCTCGCTTATTCCTGGAAAGTATGCAGTGAAGGAATGTCTGCAGTTCCATCCGCCAAGTCCTGCGCCTGTTCCGTATCCTGTGGCCTCATAAAAGTTCTCGTAATTTCCTTCCGGATGATTTACCCAGAACACTCTGCCTTGCCAGGCTGCGTGGCTTGGTCTGGCTCCCATGTGGGCACTCGTTTGTACTAGATTTATATCTAGCTCATCAATGACCGATTTCTCGCAAGCCAGGGCGTTCTGGTTTACTGCGGTTCGTACTGCCAATCGAACGGCCGCCTCGATTGATCGTTGAGCACCGCTTGGGTAGGATACTTTTGTTAGGCCTTCTCTGCATAGCTTGTCTATTGTGTTTGCGGTTGCTTGATCTAGTGAGTAAGCTCCGCTTGATACCTGAAGATAAGCCATGTCGTAGTATCTCATAAAAGTGTCGCTAGCCAGTTGCGCTGTGGTCCTTGTTAGGTTCTGGATATCTCCCCACAGTGCTGATGTTCCTTTTTTGATCTGATTCGAAAATTCTAAGCCGCTTGTGTCGTATCCTCCAGCCTCTAGCCTGTCGAAAGTATCGCGGATACTTTTATAAGCACTCTGTTGCATGATCCGGTCGACTTCTTCTTCGGAAGTGTGTAGTATCTCAGCTAGTCTTTTATTAATCCAGTCTTGCTGAAGTCCTAGCTGCTTTAGTTTGTTGTTTAAATACTCCGTGGTGCTTGTCATAGCGTCCTGGTTCATCTTAATCCGTTCCGCTATATCCGCCAGTATTTCTGTGGCCAGTTCCTGATATAGCTTTTCTAGGTCGTCACCTACGTTTTGTAGGTAGTTCGGTTCTAGCATTAGGCCTCACCCTCTGGCTCCTCTTCGATTTGTGTTCCCTCTTGCTGGAAGAACATACTTTGAATTCTGTCTGCTGGGTTCTCTGTTTCTCCGGTCATCTCTCTGGCTGTTTCTTCATCCTCTCCGTAGTATCGGACGCGATATTCCCATTTCTGTAGGATGCCGGCCGAGATTTCCTGAAGCATTCTCAAACGTTCTGCTTCCTCATCTGAAAACATGGTGTCGTCAAATTGAATTGTGATGCGAACGTCTGGATCAAGCCCGGATATATGGCACTTCTCTTTGCCTAGGATGATAATCGATCTCGTTAGCTCTGTAAGGGCGTCCTGGATTGCGATACGTTGCTTCCAGACGCTTTCTGTTAGCTCTTTATTGCTTGCACGAACCTGCGTTGCTGTGGTCATGTTCTGAATGCTGAACTGGTATCTATTTTGCCCTAGACCGCATTTACTTGATAAAAGATTTAAATTAAATTGAACATTCTCTTTGTTCTCGTCAACTCGAAGGCTGGGATTGTATTCCTCAAAAAGTCGCGGCTTGTCTGGGCTTACTTGTGTTCCCGTACTTACGTATAGAGATTTCTCCAAAGTTGCACCGACGTCTGGCTCTTGCCTTACTGGTACTCGTTCACCTTTATCGTTTATCGCGTAGGCTGTTGGCTTCATGCTGAATAACGCCTGATCCATGAAAACCTTTTTCTTTCCTAGCAAGGTATCCATGAATAGATTGTCGTACGCCAAGTCGCAACTTTCCAGCATGTCGATTGCGTTTGCGTAGATTGACATCCCCAGTGGTACGTCTGCTATGTTGTTTTCAATATTGGGCTTTAGGATCACAAAAGGCTTACAAGGTAGCTTGTAACTGATTGCTTCGCCGTGTGGTGCTGATACTCTTTCATAGCCTACAGCGTCTCCTGCCACATTGTTGATCTTGAAGTAGTGGTTGTAGATTTGATAGCCTTCTTGCTCTTGCTTGAAGACCTGGATGTACATAAAGCTTTCCCCGTTTTGCGTATACTCACTAGCTAATGCGATTTCTGAGATATCTTCCTCGTCGTAGGTCAACGGCACTATTTTCTGTGCATCCTTGATAGCTTTGATTTGTACGCTCTGGGCACTTAGCTGTCCTTTGTTTACTGTTGGCTTTACAAGCTGCAGATAGAAGCACACGGTCCCTTGTGCGAATTCTCTCTCGACCGCTTTGTTTCCTAGCTTCCAGAACTTGCTGTTTCCTAAAACTCCGCCGTTCTGGTCTTCTTTGTCTCCAGTCAAGAATTCTTGTGTGACGTCAGTTCCATGTTCGTTGCACTCTACCAGGACTCTGGTTTTATCATTCAAAAGTAAATCGGCCCAGTCTTCGCAGATTTTCTTAGCCATTCGCATTTGCTTGCGTTTTACTTGTCTGCTGTTTCCGTTTTCGTTCTTGATCTCGTATTTATGAAAATCTTGAACATAGCCTTTCCACCAATCGTTCCAGAATTGAATTTTGTTGTAGTAGTCTTGGACTTCCTGGCTCACAGGATATCCTAAGTCCTTTAGTATTGTGAATAAAACTTTCATTTAAGTACTCCTTCCTGTGATCAGGTCCATAAATGTTGACCAACTGTAAAAATGGGCGTCGAATGTATCGACGTCGGTTGTGAAATCATCCAGAATCTTGTCTTCTTTTGATTTCGTATCGTATAGGGCCGTGCTCAAGCTTTCGACCACCATAGGTACTGCCTGGAACTTCATCTTGTGTCGGTTTAGTAGCATGTTGTAGGTCAGAATCCTTGTCTTTCCGTCTATCTTGCGGCAATCCATCACGTTAGTTGGAAAGCCTGCCCTTTGTACGGCTACTCGTATACTGTTCAAAATGACTTGTTCTGCGTTATCTACAAAAACGTTTGATACCACGAAGCCTTGAATCCATAAAGCTCTGATCAGATCGACTGTCTCTGTGCAAAGTCTTTCGGCATCTATAGTTCCTTTAGCGTGTACGACTTTACGTTCAGCAAAAGTTACAATCTCAGAAAGGTCTGCCGTGATTCCTGTTACGATCAGGCTACTGTGTGAACGTGTTCCACCTATGTCCAGACCTATGTTGATCATGTTAAAAAGTGGAAGTTCTCCTTTGACTTCCCACTCGTCTGGATTATCAGCAAACTGTGGAAAGAGTAGCCCTTCCGCGTTGCACCATTCTCCTAGTATGTATCTGTTGTATAGGACTGTCCCTCGATATTCGAGTTTCAAGTTTTCCACGAATTCCTGCGGCAGAAACGGGTTGTCTTCAATCGTGTATTTCTGGCGGAAGATGTCGGCTCCTGATTCTAGAAACTTTAAAAACCAATGATTCTTGTTGTCTGGGTTGCATGTTCCGTCAAAGCAGCTATACGGTTTATCTAGACGCGACTTTAGCATGTCAAATACTTTCTTATTCCAGGTTACGACTTCATCCCCGTAGCAGTACGCTACTGAGGCCCCTTGTATCTTTGTAACCTGGCTTTCTTTGTCTGCGCCTATCGCGTAGCAGTTACGTCCGAAAAGCTTTACCGTGTTATCGGGTCTTACTCTTCCAACTAGTTCTGGCCCGTATAGTTCTCGCATGGGTTCTAGAACGTTTCTTTCAAGTGTCGACTTGGTGTTTCCTATGAGGAACACGTGGCCTGGAAGGCCCTCTATAGCTCGAATACGTTTCGGGATGATGTAATAGTCCAGCCACGTCTTTCCGCTACGTGTAGCCCCCTCTTTTATGTTCCAGCGGCTTGGTTTATGATTCCAGAACTCTTTCTGTTTCTCAGTTAGTTCCACTATCGTCTCCGGCTACTGTGTCCATAGCTTTTAATAAAAGATCCAGTTTCGTAATCTCTTTAGAAGGGTCGCCTTGTCTCTTGATCTGTTCAGCCTGTGCATTCATTAGCTTCGTTCTGGCTCTGTCTAGGCTTGTAACAGGTTGCTGTCCTGTAAGGTCTCGAATGAATTCTGCAGCCCGTACGTCTCCGCGTGTGGCTTTATTGAACATGGTTGCGGCTAAAAGCATTTGATTGCTGAGCTCATCATCTTCTAATCCCATGTCGATCAGCTTTTCTTTGTTTCTTTCGCTTGGCTCCAATTCTAGGATTGCGGCCAGGCATTGTTTTAGCTTCTTTTTCTTTTTCTGGACTTTCTGGCTTGCGGCTCCGCCCTTGCGTCCCATCTCTGCCGCATTCTCTTTCGTGAAAGGCTTCAGGTTTTGCATAGGGTCTTTGCGCTGTCTGGCCGCTTCGCTTTTTGTACGTCCAGCTAGTCCCTTAGCAGGCATCTGATATCAGCTCCGCCTGTTCTCCGGTGTAATCTTCCCAGCGCTTAATAATTACATCGGCATAGTGTGGATCATACTCCATCATGAAGCACCTCCGTCCTAGCTGTTCGCAAGCCATAAGCGTGGAGCCTGAACCTCCGAATAGGTCCAGCACGTTTTCTCCAGTTCCGCTGCTGTTCTTGATCTGCCTTGCAATCAGTGGAATTGGTTTCATGGTTGGATGCAGATCCGATTTCGTGGGCTTCTTCTCGTCCAGAATCGTTGTGTCCTTGCACCCCCCCAGGATTGATTTTAGAAGGTCTTTAAGCTCGTCCTTCTTCATGCTGTCAATGTCCAGGTTTTCTGTGTCTTCGAGTACGGTTACAAGGTTTCTAGTGTTGACGAAGTAATGGGCTGCGCCATCTTTCCATCCGTAAAGGCATGGCTCGTGTTTCCATTGGTAGTCCTGGCGACCCAGTGCGAATGTGTTCTTGTTCCAGATCAAGGTTTGTCGGATGTTTAGGCCTGCGCGTTCTGCTGCTTCCAGAAAGTTCTTACTCTGTGTAGATGCGTACCAAATGTAGAAGGCACCTCCGGACTTAAGTTGTTCTGTCATGTTCTCGAAGGCTACTTTTAAAAACTCGATAAAGCCCTCGTCGTCTTCCCATGAGTCGTTATCAATAACCAGTCCGTCTGTTCTTCGGTGCAGCTGTTTCGCTTCGCTTGGTCTCATGTGTTGCCCCAAGGCTACGTTATACGGTGGGTCGGTTACGACCATATCCATAGTAGCGTCGCTGCAAAGCTTTTCTACATCCTGGCGTTTGGTGCTGTCTCCGACCATCAATCTGTGTCTTCCTAGCATCCAGCATTGTCCTCTTTTGGTTGTTGGCTCTTCCGGAATCTCTGGCTCGAAGTTGTCGTCCTCTGCGATTTGTTCGTCGAATGTTTCTGTCTCAAACCCGAAAGGCTCCATATCAAAGTCCATGTTGTCTAGCTCTTCCAGTTCAAACTGTAAAGCGTCAAGGTCCCATTGAGCGGCCTCTGCGACTTTGTTGTCTGCCAATCGGTAGGCTTTCACCTGTGCTGGTGTTAGATCGTCGGCCTGGATGCACGGCACTGTCTCAAGGCCTAGCTTTTGTGCTGCCTTCCATCTCGTGTGTCCTGCAATGATGATCAGGTCTTTATCCACCACAATTGGTTGCTTGAATCCGAACTCGTCTATAGATGCTGCGACTAAATCAACGGCATCTTCGTTGAGTCGTGGGTTGTTCTCGTAAGGCTTCAGGTCGCATGTTCTTATGTCTGTAATGTTCATGTGTGTTCACCTCTGTTGTATTAAAAAAAGAAGCTGTGTCTGCTTCTTTGTTGTCTATGATTACCCGGAGCGCTGAAAAGAAAAATAAGATTAATGTCCATGATTTGTCGTAGCTGACGTTTGACGTTGTCTGGAAAGCACTCGTTTTTTATAAAGGAGGACGCTCCGGGTAAAAGAAAAGAGGGCCCTTTTCTATCGGTCCTCTTTTACAAGTACTAATATACCACTTTAAAGTGGTACACAGTGGGAACTCTTTAGCTTTTTGTGAGCTTTTTTACTTCCGCCATTAGATGTTTATATAGTCCCCGTCTTGTGTATCCATATTTCTCAGCAACTTCTTCAGCCTTGATTCTATGAATGTACAGATCCCATAGAATGTTCTGATCTTGCAAATCAAGAAGTTCTGTCCATCTTAAATCCATCAGTCTTTTCTGGAAGTGATGCAGTTCTTGTTCTTTGGCTGATATCTCTTCAAATAAACCGAGCGGACTGTGGTACTGGTGCTGATATGTCGGCATAGGCCACTTGCTTCTTTTCTGTTCTGCAGTCAGTTCGATTCCTCCAGACTTTGCAAGACCTGTCATCTGGTGGTTTAGTACCTCCAATTCTTGATTCAGTTCAATCAAACGGTGGCAGCAGTAGCGCACCGTTTTTAGTTCTGGAATTAATTCATCATAAGTCATGTTTTACCTCCTTAAAGCTTCGATTAAGGCTTTTTGTGTTATGTTCTTGTGTTCTAGTGCATCCAGCATGTCCTCGTCTACTGTGCCTCTAGCTATGATCTGATAAATTGTCACGTTTTGTTTCTGTCCTTGTCTGTAGATTCTGGCATTTGCCTGCTGATACAGTTCAAGGTTCCAGTTTGGGAGTGTGTACCAGATTGCGATATGTCCACCACGTTGAAGGTTAAGTCCATGTCCTGCGCTTGCTGGATGCAAAAGCAGCACGTCTATCTTTCCGTCGTTCCAGTCCTTGACATCTTTTTCACTGTTTAGACTTCTTACTTCGATTTTTTGCTTTTTCAGGTGTTCCTTGATTCGTTTTAGTTCGTGTTTGAAATAATAAAACACCATCACTGGGTTCTGGTTCGCGGATTCGATCAAGTCGTCTAGTGCCTCGAGTTTAGCCGCATGAAGGGTTGCTACTTCTTCGAGCTTATTTCCTAGCTGATCGCGTTTATAGATTTCTCCTGATGTCATTTGTAGCAGCTGACCACATAGCACTCCAGCGTTGGCTGCTAGCAGTGATTCGTTGTTGTCTAGTTCCAGAACCTTCTCACGTTTGAAAGCGTGGTATTCTGTCATTGCTTTTTGAGGTAGTTCGATTGATTTTTTTAAGTACTGAACCGGTGGAAGTTTGGCGCAGTCTGCCTGATCCAGACTCATGCATACGTCACCTATTTTCTTGTAAATCTTTTCCTCTGCATCCGGTCTTGGCTTCCAATCGTATACGATCATCCCGTTTCTTCTTCCTGGTATTAGATATCTTTCTCGAAACTGAGTTAGCGTTCGACCTAATCTTTCTCCCTGATCGATCAAATATATCTGGCTCCAAAGGTCCGGGATTCCTTTCGGCGCTGGTGTTCCGGTTAGACCTATAAATCTGTCAGCTAGCGGCATAACTTTTCTCAGGGCTCTGAACCTCTGGCTTTTTGGATTCTTGAAAGTTGATAATTCATCAATTACTACCATGTCAAAGTCAAAGTATTTGTTGTCTACTAGCCAGGTAACGTTCTCTTTGCCTATGAGATAGATATCTGCATTTTGTTGCAGTGCTTTCTCACGTTGCTTTGGAGTGCCTGCTATGATTGAATAGCTCAAGTCCTTAGTATGACTCCACTTTTCTATTTCTTCCGGCCACGTGCTCTTTATTACTCGCACAGGGCCAATGATTAGAACCTTTTCTATGTCGATTAGTTTTAGAAGGCTGATGATCGTTAGCGTGGTTACGGTCTTTCCGGCTCCCATAGGGAGAAGAAGGCCACACTTCTTATGATCCAGTCCGAAGTTGATAGCCTTCTTTTGATAGCTGTGAGGTTTAAATTCTGTCAAAGTGTCGCTCCTCCGGTATGATTCCAGACCGCATCAGATTTGTTAGTTCGTCCACCTGGGCTTTTGTGCTGATGCAGTATACTTTCATACCTGTTGCCCGTATTTGGGCTACTGTGGCTTTTTGTAGGGCTCTAGGCTTACCGCCTGGCCTTTTTACTTCTACAAAGAAAGCCTTTGAATTATATGTGATCAGTCTATCTGGCACGCCTGCGTTTCCTGGGCTTACAAACTTCCAGGCTTTACCGCCTAGCTCTGATACCTTTTTGATCAGGTAATTTTCTACTTGATTTTCTATCATTTCTGGAAGAACTTCTTTTGAAGTTCGCGGTACCGCTCGGCGCATTCTGGACACAAATCTTTATTGTCAATTGTTGTGATCCATCCCTCTGGAAGTCCTTTCCAGGTTTCGATTGTCTTTCCGTTTTCAATCTTGCTCTTTTCGATTCCGACTGATGTCTCTTTTCCGCATCGGTCGCACTTGATATACATTCTATTTTCTTTCATGTTCTATTCCTCCTCTAGTCTTCTTCTTTGTCTTGCTTGTTTCGAATCTATATTGATTTGAATTTCAGCGTGAGTGATATTGTAATACTCTTTTAGCTGATCCATGCAAATTATCACATCCGCCATTTCTTCGATCAGGTTATGTCTTAGTCCTTTGAACTCTAAGGGCTTTGTTTTTTCTTCCGGATTGCGTACCAGTTTAGAAATTGCCTTTTGTAGTTCTGATAGTTCTTCCATAGCGACCAGGCTCTGCCTTTCGATTCCATATCGGTCCATTGTTTCGTCGTTGACTCTTGCATCTAATTCATGCATCAAAAAATGAAATCTTTTGCTGTCGTTTACTTTTACTGCCATTTCTGTGTCTCCTTTTCTAGTTGATTTTTGGCCCCGGAAACGGATACGTGCGGAAACGCCTTTCAAACTCTTTATATATATACTATATTTTCTCTCGCGCATATACGTACACACGTACTGTATTACGCTATATTATATATATTCATTAAGTTAGTAATATTTCTGTTTCTACCGTTTCCAATAGCTTAGAAAGCCCTATTTTATGCGGTGATTCCCTGGAAACACTCTATAATTTTAGCGTTTCCGCATCCGTTTCCTTGGTTGCCTTGTATTTTTTTACAGCCGTTTCCAGCGTTACCTAAATATGATTCCTGTTTTCCCATGTGAACTTAGGATTCAAATAAACCCTTTGTTTGCCATAACAGGCTCCCCTTTGTCTTGGCGCTGGTCCTTTATTCCACCCTAAACTTTCCATGATTGCCTTGAGTTCTCTTTGGTCCGCCGGTGTAAATTTATTCTTTGATCCATTCAAAACTTCGCACCAAATTTCGAGTAAACTTACGCAGTCTCTGATGTCTTCCCCCTTGTTCTTAGGGTCCTCTAGCCATTGGGTTCTGGCGTATAAATCCATATCTTTCCAGCCCTCTGGCAGCTTTCTGTCTAGATAATCACGGACCATGTCCTCTCGAACGCTGGTAAACGTGTGCTCTTTTTGCATCTGTTCGGCTCCGGTCAAAGCTTCGCCCTGAAGGAATAACTTTTCTCCTTCCTTGAATCTTTGCTTGGCTTCAGCCCAGATCTGGTCTCGTTCTTTTGGCAGATCATCAAACACAATCTTTTTCGCTTTTGATATATCCGTATTGATCGGCCAGAATCTTCGGTTTCCTGTATAGTCTCTTAGGAATTCATCATCGTTCGTGGTTCCGAAAAACACGCACTGTCTTGGGTTGTCCGTAACTCTTCTAGCGTATGCTTTTCTGTATCGGTCGTCCCTTTTACTTATAAACTGCTTCATGGACTCAATATCGGCTTTTCTGGCTGCAGATAATTCGGACCATTCAATAACCCATGATCCATGCAGGGCTTCGTATCCTTCTTTCCCTGAAATTGTTGTGATTGAATCTGAGAACCAATCTCCGCCCATGATGCTTAGCATGTGAGATTTTCCTATGCCCTGATGTCCTACTAAAACGGGCATATAATCCATTTTGCATCCTGGTGTGTAGACTCTGGCCACGGCTGCTGTAAATGCTTTCCTTGCGACCGCTCTGCTGTACTCCGAGTCCTCGCTTCCTAGATAGTCTATAAACAGCGTGTCTAGTCTTGGTATGCCGTCCCATTCTAGTGTGTCTAGATAGTCTCGTACTGGGTGAAAGCTGTTTCTCTCCTGGACGTAGGCTATAGCGTCATCCACTTTTCCTTTGGCTACAATGTTGTATTTCTTTTCCAGATAGTATCTGAAGCTTGCGTCGTCCGTATCCGTCCAGGTTGGGTCGCTTGGGTTGTAGTTCCACCATGGAAGATTCCCCTTCTTGACGGGTTTCTGTGCGAACAGGTCGTTGCCTCCGACTCCGTTTTTAAGCTTTGGATCATTTAAAAGTATGCGGACTATGTTGTCTATAGTTGGCTTGAAGTTTCCCTTCTTGTCCATGTCCATGGCATCCAGCCAGTCCTCGTCTACTTCTTCTTTACTGTCTTCTACTCCTTGCGAACCCCTCGCGGTGTCGTCCTTGAAGTCGTCCCAGTCCTCGTGAATCTGTTCTTTCTTGTCATCTATAAGCTGCTTCCTGGTGCCCTCGTCGTGTTCCATTAGTTCGAGCATGTGTTCTGTGCTTGCTGGATCATTTGGCCACTTGTGTATCCTTACAAGGTCATAGGCGTTACATAGCTGCTGCCCTGTCGGGTCTGTATTGTGATTACTGTAGGCATACTTGTCGTCGTAAATCACCAAGCCCCCGGCTGTTGATCCGTTCGTATAGGTCCAGCGGTTCGGGTCCTCTGTCGGCGTGTATTCCTCTGGAATAAATGTCTCAATCGCTTCTTGGATCGTGTAGGCCCTGCAGAAGGCGCCAATCCATCCGGATTTAGATAAAGGGTCTTCCTGGTGTCTAATGTCGCTGTGATGCAGTTCTGTCTCTCTGTTAGATCGAGGCCAGTAGCTGATGTCATGCCAGTCTCTGTACTGCGCCAGGATGTCGTCCGGGTTCAGGTACGCGTTTCTGTCTCCTAGTTGTTCACAGATGTATTCCCCGTCCTTACTGGTGCTAGGCCAGAACATCATTCTTGCTGGCTGATACGTTGTGTCGTCGAAGTATTCCATTCCGATTGTACTTGCAATCCTTCGAGCGATTGCCTCGTACTCTTCCGGTGATACTCCTCTTTGTAGGGGCAGGATCCATCTGTATTTTGGCTTTTCCGGTGTGTGCTTATGCGTTGAGTAGATCACGCTGCAAAAGTCGCACGTTATTCGGATCAAGTCTAAAAAGTCTTTGTCTGCGAAGTCAGCATCCAATGTGATCATGCTACGCGATAGAACGCTTTGATTGTTTCGTCTTCCTTCTTTTAGTTCTCCGGCTACGAATCCACCGACGTCCTTGATATTGGACTGCTGGTCCTTCGTCATGTTCTTGTACTCTTCCACCGTCTCTTTTGTTCGGGTCGTTTCTTTTAGTTTTTTTGTGAATTCCTCCCAGGACATTTCCTGGTTGAAATATTGCTTTTGTTTTCTATTTTTGCAGGTTGCTATTTGCACATCCTTCAGCCTCCTGTCTATTCTTCCGCTAGAATATAAAAGATTCTCTGCTTTCTTTTCATTTCATATTCCATTTCTTATTTCCCCGATAGGCCACTTTATGAAGCTCATGTTTGATACTTTGCTGTGTTCCTTGCTGGAGTGTCCCATTGGCCTTGATCTCTTCTAGAAGCCCTATAGTGTGCGCAGCATGCTTTCCGGCGCCCACTGCATTGCTTTCCATATCTCTGCAGATTACAGCTAGAGCGTTTGCGATATTGTCCAGCCTGTTGCAGATACGGTCTGCGGCCTGGTCGATCGCTTTTTCTAGCATGTCTGCATTGTCGAAGCTGGCCATGTCTTCCTTCCGTCTTTCTTCGGGTGGTTTGTGTAGATAGCTTAGACGAAGAGCTATAGCGTTTTGACTTCGGTTCTTTAGTATTGAGCCATATTCTTTATAAATCTTTGAGCTGCTATAGCCCAGAGCGTCTAGCTGCTTTAGAAGGTTGTCCTCCTGCTGTGTCCATTTAATACTCATGTTCTATCCTCCTAGCCTTGGTGCTTGTGCTATATCTAAACCGAACACTTCTTTCAAAATGCTTAGAATGATCAGTGCTGCGGTGATATAGATCAAGGCTATAATTAAATCTTGCTTATCTATTTTCATTTTTAGTCCTTCTTATAGTATTCGGATATAAAGCCGTCTCCTACTAGAATTAAGTCTGGCGCCCAGTCTATTGGTTTGGCCATTACGTCTAGCAGTTGTTTGAACTTCGTTTCTTTTTCTTCCGTCGGTACTTCGCAGATCACTTCATCATGAACGTGCATGATTGTCTTAGCTCCGATCTCGTCGCACCCTTTTAGCGTTTCGCATAGGCAGTCTCGAGCGATAGCCTGAACCACGTTCTCTGTTAGCTTTCCGCCCCAAGTGTTGGTCCACTCCCACTTTCTTGTTGTCTGGTTCAATCCTAAAAAGGATACCTGGCCATCTTTGATTCGTGGAGTAACGTAACCTAAAATGCGTCTGTTGGGTAAAGATATATAGACGTTACTGCCGCCCTTGAAAACCTTCATGTTTCGGTCTAGGGTCGTGACTTTGCCGTCTGTGATTGCATCCTCGAAGGCTCTGCCTAGTAAGTACCAGAAGTCCTTGATACGTGGTGAGGCTTGTCTCCATTTGATTACAATCTCATGCTGCTGTTCTGGGCTTAGACCCATCTTACTCGCTCCGAAGGCTTCCAGTGCTGCCGTTCCACCTCCGTATCCGAGGGCAAGTTCGGCAATCTTTCCCTTTTGTCTTAGATGTCCATTGATTCCGTGCTTTTCTACAGGCACCCCGAACATCTGGCTAGCTGATGCACAGTAGATGTCTCCACCGTTTTTGAATACTTCCTGGCGCCATGTTGTTCTTGTTAGCCAGGCAATCACTCGAGCTTCTATGGCTGAGTAGTCGGCTACTATAAAGCTGCTGCCTTCGGGTGGTGTGATTACGGTTCTTAGAATCGTAGCGAATACATCATTCATGCTTGGATAGATGAGCTCTAAAAGTTCGAAGTTGCCTTCCTTCACGAGTGTTCTTGGTTCGTCTACCTCGTCAAAGCTTGGCCGTGGGAAGTTCTGCGGTTGGATCAGTCGTCCTGCCCATCTTCCGGTTCTGCCTCCAAAAAATTGGAAGGTTCCCCTGATGCGGTCATCTTCTCCGCACGCTCTCTGGAAGGCGTCGTATTTCTTGACGCTTGTTTTTCCGAGCTCCTGGCGTATCTCTAGGGCTCTTCTTGTTTCGGGCCTTAGCGTTCCTTTTAGAAGGTCTTTCACGGCTTCCTTGTTTAAACTTTCGACGTCATGTCCTTCCTGGTCAAGAATCCACTTCTTTAGCTGTGCTACGCTTTGCGGGTTTTCTAGGCCCGTGATGTATCTTGCTTCATCCATGAGCGCCATTCCATGATCTAGACTGTAAGACTGAACGTTTTTTATGATCTGCGTATCTACGTGAATTCCTCTGTCGTTTATCCTCTGGTCTCTGTTCCAGTTTTCCCATTCCTGATCGGATACGGGTACCAAGTTATTTAGCTTGTTATAAATCGCTTGCTCAGCTTCCACGTCTCTTCGGTTGTATTCTATAAAAAGGTTCCATTTCTCCGGGTCGTGCTCAGGTAGGTTCTTCCATCTTCCGCCGTTGGCTTTTGTTGGTTTGCAAGGCTTGCAGAAATACTGGATCAGTCTTTTACCGGTAGCCAGTTTCACTTTGTCTTCTTCAATCCCGAGTGCTGGTCCTAGTTGTCCTAAACTGGAAGGGTAGCCGTTCTCTGATGCCATGATCATGGTATCTTGCCATTGTTCTGGTGGTAAAAAGCCATCCTCTGTTAGTTTCTTTTTTACTGCTTCTCCTAGAATGTATCGCTTCGCGTACTCCTTGACGTATCTGGTTAGGCATACTCGTTCGAAATTTGCGTTGTGTGCCACCTTCGTGATGTTTTCGTCGGCTAGCGCTGATACTAAAGAAAAAGGCAGATCTTCTTCCATTAAATTTAAAACTTCTACTGGATCATTGCCCCAGGCGTATCCGAATAGAAGTATTTTGAAATCTAAACTTTCTGCGTATTTATAAACCCCGCAGGCTGCAAGGTCGACGCTGGAATAGGTCTCCAGGTCGATATGCAGTATGGGCTTTTTATAATAAGGCACTTAGGTCGTCGCTTCCGGCTTCATCGTCAAATTCAGAAGCGTCTCCAAAGTCGGCAGTTACACTTGGGTGTCCGCCTAATGGCTCTCCGTCCTTTACTTTTAAAACGCTGTTAAGCCCTGCAGCGATTCCTGTACCGACTTTGTTGAATGGGTAGAAGTTGAAGCTTACAGCCCCATAGCATCCACTATATACATCTTCCATAATAGCTTCCTTGCTGCTGTATGCGTATGTCACTCCGTTCTTGCGGTAGCCTACAGATACAGGCCTGTTGCTCTTTACCGCTAGCATATATTTGTTTTTACACTCTGGACTTCCTGCGTATTTTTCTTCCGCATCGCAGTCAATTAATAAGCCCTCTTTAGCTCCAGGCACTCTCTTTAGCTGTGTAGCTTTTGCTTTGAAGGAAGCACCGAACTTTTCAATTCCTTCTTGTAGGGCTTCTTGATAGCCCTTAACGATTCGATTCAGAGTTTCTTTATCCTCTTTATCAATTAATACATTCACGCTGTATTTTGCTTCCATACCATCCGCGAATGCATGTGGCTCTGCTAAATGGCAATAGCAGAATCTTACTAATTTTGTTTTTACTGTAGACATGTTATTTACCTCCTAATTGAACTCTTTTTCTCATTAAATTTTTTAACTGTCTTTTTAGATCATTTCTGTGTGGTCCAGGTTTACTGTTCCGAATCTCGGCTCGGATGCAGACCATCTTTTCTTCGAGCTGATTGATATCCTCTTTTGAACTCATTTTTTGTTCTCCTTGGCTTAAACCAACACATGTGTTCTGAAGGCGACTGGATTCCTATCAGTCTTTTTATCTTTCTAATCAATGCCTTCTTTAAAGTCATTTGTTACACTTCCAAGCTCTGGGCGCTTGTCACTTACTGGCACTAGTGTTGGTTTTCCTTGTGGCTTCTCGATATATTCACCAACGATTTCTGCAAAGTCTTTCTTTCCGACTAATTTTTCTAGAGCCGTGATAGTCTGAAGCTTTGGCTTCGCCATAATCTGATCGTATTCAAAGCCTGCGTTCTGGAGAGCCTCCGCAACTTTGTTTTCATTCGTGATCTTTCGGCTGCTTACCCCTTCTACAACTTTATATCCTTCGTAGTGTGTTCCTTTTAGCGCCTGATCCAGTGCGAACTCTTGTACCTCTTTGGCCCAGTCAATAAGTCCAGGTAACTCCGGCAAAAGCTCCGCGATTTGCTGATCCGTTAAAATCATTCCGCACATGCGCTGATATCTTTCGTTGATTGCTTTCATCTTGGCGGCGTGTGCTGCGCATTGTGGTCTGGCTTTACAGAACTTGCACCAATCTCCGGCTTGCTGTTCTCCGTCTCCGTTCCAGGCTTCTTTTGCAGCTGGTTTAACTACATTTTCCATCCAGTCTGCCAATTCTTCGGTAGTAAGTTCCCAGGTGCTGATGTGGTCACGTCTAGGCTGTACGATATGAAGCTGAACCTTTTCAAAATCATATAGGCAATCGTAAAGTGCCATAACTCCTGCAGCGTAAATGGTAAGTTGCGGATTGTGTGGAGCATTTACCTTGACACCTTCTCCATATTTAAAATCAATAATATGGAGAGTGTGATTACTTACGATCACGGCGTCTGATGTCCCGAATCCTTCCGGAATCCATGGAGTCAAATCAACTTGTACCTCGATAAAAAGATCCGCGATATCGCTTTTCTTTTTCTCTTTGTTGTATACCTCTAGAACATAGTCCTTATAGAAGTTTGTAGCCTCGTCCATTTCTCCATTAGCTGCCTTTACTTTTCTTCTTGGATGTCCTTCGATCCAGTTACGAAGTTTCTGTTCTGCTACACTGCGGGCCTCTGTTCCTTCCGCTGCGTAAGCACTTGGCTTTTCTTCGAATAGTTCCTCCAATCTTGCGGAAGGGTGGCAGTGAATCCATTTGTTGGACCCACTGGCAGAAAGGACTGCGTGTTGGCTAGGCATGTAGCGCCTCCCAGGCTTCCTGATATTTCTCTTTAGGAATGTCGCAGATCTTGCTTGCACCCATCTGAGTTAGGAACACTTTTAGTACGGCCACGCCTTTTTCTTTGGCAAAGGCGACGCCGGCTTTCTGTAAATCTTCCAATGTAATTGGTTCTGCAGTCGGATCAGGTTTAGGCGTTGGCTTTACTGGTTCCGGTGTAGGCTCCTCCATTGGCACCCAGTCTTTAGCTCTTGGAATTGTAGCTTCCGCCTGTGGCGTTTCCTTCGTTGGTGCATCTTCTTCCCATGGGAAGTCTTCAGGCTCAGGTAATTTTTCCTCTAGTCCTGCGCGCTTTAGGTCTAGCTCTTTGGCTAGCTCCAACACTTTTTTAGCGTCGTCGATTTCGCTTGTTGCGAATTGCAATGTTAATTGATAATACATTTATTTTTCCTCCTCGTTTTCTGAATTGTCGTTATAAAGCTCCTTGTATGTATTAAATAATGCAGCTTTAAATTTTTCGCGTTCTTCCTCTGGTTTCTTTTTCAACGCTTCCTCGTATCTTCCTAAAAATTCATCAAAAGTCATTTATTTTTCCTCCTTGTTTTTTTTTACTTGATCATTAGATCATACACTTTTTTAAATTCTTCATATGTAATGCAGAAAGGACACTCTTTGTCGCCCTCTTCTGCATTACAATCCCAGTGCTGTAGTTCACCACCGAATACGTCAGCGTATAATCTACAGCATCCTTTTGGATAGCTAATAGGTAAACCGTGACCATCCCAATCCTGGCTAATATAAAATGGGCAATCTTGCGGATCGATTTCGTCAACAATAATTTGCATTTTCTAGTCCTCCGTTTCTTCCATTTCTGCGCCTTCTAGGCTTTCGCTTAGGTTCACAAACTGCTGTACAAAATCTCTAAGCATAGCCTTAGCAGCATGTTTTAAAATTGATCCGAGTTCGTTTGGATCGACGTCCATTGTTTCAAGAAAGGCCATCATCTCGGGTCTGCTTCCTTTGATATATGTCTTTAAATGCATTTTGTCTTCAACGTCTGGCGTTAGTGCAACTTCTACTGAGAAAAGCTTTAATTCTTTCTTTGCTGGTTTTTCTTTTTCAATAGTGATCATGTTTAGTCCTCCTCTTTTATTTCGCTATTTGCTAGGATATCTTCAATCGTTGCATCCCTATTAACGCCCTTGAAATACCCTTTTTCTCTCATCTCGGTTAAAAAAGCTATATTTTTGAACTGATATTCGGGCGAATAGACTTGTGAACAGCTTTGTAATAAATCAATTTCAAATTTAGTTAATTTAATTGCGGGGGCTTTACGGGGCTGCTTTAGCCAATTCATTACCTTTTCATGACATCCTCTTGATCGATCTTTGCTAAGTTCGCAGTCAATGCATTTAGTATGATCACATCGTTCAGGTCTTCCTTTGACTACCGCTAAATTCCACAGGCCTTTTTCTAGAATTTCCTGTTGGAAATGGTCTAGATTAGTTTCAGGCTGATTTTCTTCTTTATACTGTTTCAATTCCTCCAGCCATGCTGCAAGCTGCAAAGCGGTTTCTCTGCCAAGTTCTCCTAGGCGTTGACTTTCAAATGCTTCTTTTGTGCGGGCAATTGCTTCGTCTAAATTCATTCTTTCTTTTTCCTCCTTGTATTTTTGAACACGTGCTGTATAATATAAGCGTGTTCTATTGCTAGAGCCTTATTCGTTTTCGAACGAGGTCTTCTAGCCTTTTTTTATAGAACGCTCGTAGGATTCTACGATATTCTTTTGTGTAAGGCCTAGATACTGAATAGCACGCTTGGTCAGAATAACGTGGCTATCTATATTTTCTAAGCCTTCTTTTTTTATGTCTTCCATGATCTGCTGGAAGATCTTGCTTCCTTTACCCCTTCCACAACCTATAAACTTTGATAGCTCGGATATGTTCATGTATCCCTTTTCCATCATCTCGTATCTGTAGGCTGCTAGGTTTTCTACTTGCAAAACTCACCACCTCCTTTAAATCATTTGATAGATCATGATCCAAACCGCTACGATTAGCGATAGGATCAGGATTAGGATCGCAACGTTTAGCACTGTTACAAGTCCAGATCTGAATTTCTGCTTTCTGATTCTTTTTTGTTCTGCATAGAAGGCTTCCAGTCTTAATCTTTCTCCGTGAAGGTTGATACCTTCCGCAAAGTCTGGAAGCTCTGCGCCTGTTGTCTTGTGTTCCATTTCCATTTTTCTTTCTCCCTTTCGTGATACAATCTCCTATGAAAGGAGGTTAATCGTTTGAAGTTAAATCAGGATTTAGTTCGGTTGCTTCTATCTGCAGTGGAAGCAAGTCCTGAACCCGTGAATCTGTCGGAGTTAACTTTCGACGGCTTTTCTTCGTATGATGTCAGAAATCATTTGAAGGAATTGTTTCGTCGTGGCTATATTAGTGGTGAAGTGAATAAATATCTTGCTTCTACTGATTACATAGCTTCTTTCCTTACTCCTGCGGGTTCTGCTTACTTAAAAGAATTGAATACTTCCGGTCTTAAGAAATTTCTTTACGCCACAAAACGTTTTGTTCGTGATCTGTTGATTCAGTATTTTTCTAGTAAGCTTCCTTAATTACTTTTTCTTGAAGAAGGGCTTAGTCCCTTTTTTCTTTTCTTCTGATTCTTCAATCCTGTACGGGTTTTCCCTCTCATATTCTTTTTCGATTTCCTTTTGATCTTTTTCTAGAACCGAGTCAAACATCCAAGGATCGGCTGCACCTAGTCTGAATTTGAGATGTATATGCATTTCTAGATATCCAGGCGTTGCTTCTGTTCTGAGTCTTGTGATCGGATAATCGCTGAGGTCTAAGTCGTTGATCTTGATTCCTTTACCGCCATCTAGGATTTCAAAAGATTCAAGCTTTTTCATTTGTTCACCCTCTTTTCCTTTAGTCCTTTGATAGTTCCTCTAACGGCTCCTATCGCAAGACCGAAAATGATAGGTACTAGGATCATTATTCCCAGGATACTTAGCAATCCGAAAAATATATTTTCCAACATCTACTTCACCTCCTCCCGCTTCTCTGGTTCCTTGGCTGCTGGTGCTGGCTGAGCGTCTTTAGCTCCGGCAATGTAGCCTTGAATAAATGATTTCTGCTTTTCGTTAAGACTTCTCGTAGCCTCTAAAACTTCGTTAAAGTTTTTTTCAGTCTCCTTATATTGAAATTGTTTCAAAACTTTTTCTCCTTTCTTGGTTTCGTTTCAAAACCTTACGCTGTTATTATAGTTCTGCTTAAAAACTTTTGTCAATGATTTTTTTATAAAATAGTTTTGTATCTTTACTTTTTTGAATGATAGTGTTAATCTTTAGGTGTAAAAAAAGGAGGTAAATATGAGCACTATAGGTGAACGAATCAAGGAAGTAAGAAAAACTTTAGGTCTTTCTGGTTCAGCCTTCGGTGAAAAACTGGGACTGTCTAAGGGTGCGCTTAGTAATATTGAAAGAAATGTGAACGGTGCGTCCGATCGTACTATTAGGCTGATATGTTCAGAATATTGCGTAGACTATTTTTGGTTAACTGAAGGAAAGGGTGAAATGTTTATAGATGATACAGAGGCCTTGATTGAAGCTCTGGCTGCCGAAAAAAATTGCACGCCTGAAGAAACTGATATGTTGAAAAAGCTTTTTTCTCTTCCTGAAGATCAATTTAATATTGTTCTAGGAATGATTAAAAATATGAAAGACGAGTAATCCTGTTTAGGTTGGTTACTCGTCTTTTATAAAAGAAAAACGCAGAACCTGTTTCCAAGTCCTGCATTCTTCCGTGTGTGTTCTATTGCTGTGTTCCGTGTCTGATCCAGATTCTTTGTAGGATTTTATAGGCCTGTTCAAGGCCCCGCTGGTCCATGGTCTGGAGCATGAATTCGATTTTCTTTTTGAGTTCCTCTATCCCATCTGCTTTCCCTTCTTTCTTAAAAGCTCTTTTCCTAATTTCCTACAGTTTACAGCTATAAACTTATTTTGTCAAACTTTTACGGTTATTATTTTATATTTTTTACTATTTACTTTTTAAACCTAAAAGATTAATATAAACCTAGGAGGTGTAAATAATTATGAGTAAATTGAATGAAGTTTTATCTTCCAAGCTTCCTGAGCTGATGAAAGAGTCTGGTGTCAGTCGTAGAGATTTGGCCGAGTATTGTGGTGTTTCTTACAACACAGCACGGTGTTGGGAGGTAGGTACTAAAGCGCCAAGACCAGATATGGTTGTGAAAATTGCAGAGCGCTTCAACCTGAAACCTTTTGATCTGATGAGCGAGGCTTTTGGAGATTCTGCAGTAAAGCCCGTCCGTTTCTTGTCCCTGGTCGACGAGGACGGATCTGTTTCTAAGTCGAACAGCTCGTCAGTCTTCACTTCTACGGCTACAGATGTTGCGGCGGATTATATTTATGTTATGCCTGATGAAACTATGTATAAGGCGGATATTATCAAGGGCGACGTCTGCCTGATCCGCGCTACTGGTGCTATTCGTGCTGGTGTGCCTATGCTAGTAAAATATCAAGGTAAAGCTATGCTACGCTTTATTATTACGCATAACGAAACGAACCAGATTGCTTTACGTACTGCCAGTCCGTATGCGATTGGGACTCTCTTCTCGACAGCAGACTTTCATGATCAGGTTCAGGTGTTGGGAGTTTTAGTCGCTTTTCGTAGAAATTATAAAAGGAGGTAATCTCTTATGGCTCAGCAAAAGGACACAAAAAGAGGGACCTGGATGTTCTACGGTTCCTGTAAAGATATTACCGGAAAGACTCAGCGATATTGCCGTCGAGGCTTCAAAACAAAAAAGGAAGCAAAAGAAGCCGAGTTTGCCTTCCGTCTGGAAATGACTACCGCTCGGCCTTCTATATCCTTAAATGAAATGTTTCAGTTATACTGCAAAAACGCAGAGAATATGTCCGTAAAAGGATCCACTCTCTATACGCACGAACATACTTATAGAAATCACATCCAGGATGATTTGGGAAGCCTGAAGCTTACTGCGCTTACAACTCCCGTTCTTGATCAGTGGAGAAACCGTCTGCTTCAAAAGAAAAAACCAAATGGTCAGCCTTATGCTGCCCCCACTTTAAACGGCATTTTAGATACTCTATCCGTTATTCTTTCTTATTCCGTGAGACTTGGATATCTTGAAGTCAACCCGTGCAGATCTTTGCCTATCGTGAAAGATAAACGGAACCTGAAAGATCAGAGTCTGTTATTCTGGGAGCAGGAAACCTTTACGCACTTTATATCGTGCGTAGACGACCAGTACTGGCGTGATGTCTTTATGTTTATGTTTGGCACTGGTGTCCGTAAATCTGAAATGTTTGCCCTTCAATGGTCGGATGTTGATCTAGGCAGAGGCCGGGTGCATATTTCAAAAACACTAACGATAAAAACGGAATCGGCTCCGTGGGAGATTACTCCACCTAAATCTAAAAACTCAAACAGATATATTGATCTACAGGATACCCTTCTAGATTGCTTAAGGCGTCGCTATAGCGAGCAACAAAAGAAGGACGGGTTCTCGTCCTCCTGGTTTGTGTTTGGCCATATAAAGCCACTTCTGGCGCCCAGACTGGCTGTTGCTTTGAAGAGATATATCCAGGTTGCTGGTGTTCCACCTATCTCTCCTCACGGCTTTAGGCACTCCCATGCGACTCTGCTGATTCGTGCCGGTGTAGATGATCAATTGATCGCAGAAAGGTTAGGGCACTCTGTTAGTGAATTAAGAAAAACTTATGCGCATATATACTCCGAATCTAGGCGTGAAATGTTGGATAAATTGAACAAAATTTTATAA